TCAACATAACGATCGTATCGATACCATTCGATTTTTGTTAGGTTAAAATCTTCGTAATCGTATTGATCTAACCCCTCGTATTCGATACGGAACTTTTGGTTGTCTATTTTAATAATCATTTCGTTGTGTTTTTAATAGTGTAACACTAAGATAAGTCAAAATAAGTTAGTGAACAAAATTATTCAGTAATTGTTTTAAAAAAGTTTATTTCCAATATTTTTCTTCGGCATCTTTTCGTGCTTTTACTGCGTCGTCTAGGTTTTTGAAAGTTCCTAAAAAGATTCTCTTCGATTCGAATGATATGTATGCCCTATAACGATTTTTTCCTTTTTCATATGAAACACCTCTTATGCCTGACGTATTATTTTTTTGTTTTCTTGTGTTTCTTGCTTGCGTGAATTTGTCCGCCCATCTTACATTTCCTGGTTCATAATTACCATTTACATCTATTCTATCAATAGAGTGTTCTTTTGATGGTCTAGGTCCAACGTATTTCAAAAACGCTATAAAATTATTTTTCCATTCATCACAAATTTTTATTCCTCGTCCAGCGTAATTTTTATACCTATGTTGTTCCTTATGTTTACACCTCTTTTTTATACCCTCCCAAATTTTATATTCATCAGTATAGCAAAGACCATGTTTTGTAGAATCTAAAACTATTAATGGATCGCCGTGTCTTAAGAACCTTTGATAATGTAGAGGACAAAACCCTTTTGATAGATGTTTTTTACCACAACCATCAACATCACAAAATCTTTTTTCTTTGATAGGGTTTACAACTCCATGTGTTTTAAATCTTAAATAATGTTTTTGACAATATCCCTTTGCATGATATTTATTATCACAATTTTTTAATGAACAAACTTTCATAAAATAAAAAACCCGCCAAATCGAGAAGTCGCAGTTTCTGTCAATGACGGGAATTTGTATAATATTTTTAATACGCCTGCGACAACGTACTACAAATATAAACTATTCAGCCCATTTTTTATAGAGTCTTAAGGTAAAATCTTTCTTTTTTGCTACGGCTTTATAAATTTGCCACTCAATACCGTTTTCAGCGAATATGTAATAAACGTTGTTTTCCAATCTGTCTTTTGTTAATAATCGGTCGCGGGCTTGCCAGTAGGAAACCGAAGAAAAGTCCATGTTGTAAAATACTAAAACGGACGCTTTTGAAAGATTCAAACCCTCACGCGAACTTACTATTTGCCCGACATAACTTTTATCTGTTGAATTAAATTCGTCTAAATCTTCCGTGATTAGATCCCCGAAAACATCTTTCAACGCGATTAGTTCTGCTTTGAATTTATAAAAAATTGAGATTTTCTCCCCTTTCCATTTGTTAGCGATAAATTCAGCTTTGGAACGATCTAAAACTATTCGTTCGCCTGATTCCAAAACGCAAGTTCCTGAATATAATTGATGCAATTTTTGTTGTCTTTTTACGGCCGTATCTCCTAAAATTACGTCGTTTTTTCCTTCGACAATTTCATCACGTTTCAATCGTTCAATTATTTCGTATGTTTTCGGTTTTAATCGAACAGTTTCGAAAAATTCATGGACTTTTGATTTGAATCCGGCTTCCTCTTGACTCATTGTAACCATTAAAGGATTTATTTTAGACATTATTTTTTCTCGATCAGCTTTTTTGTATTGCCTAACATCAAAACCGTTTATCTTCATTGTTGTAATGTCGACGTAATTCTTTGCCCATTTATAAAAATTGATTTCTTCAAATGGTGTAAAAAACGACAACCACATTGGATGGAATATTTGCGAATATGATTCGCTAAAAGGTGTTCCACTACAAAGAATTAAATCAAGTCGGTTTTTATAAACTATTTCCCGAACATCTTTCGCGTATTTCGATGGCTTTGGAAAAGCTGAAAGGAAGTGAAATTCGTCACAAATTACCAGGTCAACGCCCTTTGTGTCGACCTTATGCAAGCTTTGGTAATTGATTAAAATCAAATTATAATCATATCCAGCCATTTCGAAATCGTCACGAATTGAAGAAATAGCCTTCTTTTTAGTTAAAAACAAAACGTTCTTTTTATTCAACTTTTTAGCCGTAGCCAAAACCGAATGAGTTTTCCCAGTTCTAACTTCACCACTTAAAATCCCGATTCGATTCTTTTTAACAACCTCGGCAAGTTGCGTCGATTTCTCTTTTTGTATTTCTCTTAACTCAAACGCCATAATCAGATTTTAAATGGTCCATATCTAAATCGATAATCGTTCCTTTGAGCGCAACGGCGAAATGTTCGTTTAAATTAACTTTTCGCGTTGGCATTCCGTTCGAATCGACTTGTTTTACTTCGGTTATGATTAATCGATTCTTTTCGATTTTCATCCCGGTTATTATTACTTCTTTACTCATATCTTAAAACGGTAATTCTTCGACCACCTCTTCTTTATTAGTTTTTAATATAAAACCACGTCGAGGATGTTTGATTTGGTGAAACTCAAATCCTTTAAAGTCTGCGTAATTTTTAACCCAATTAACAAACCGTTGATTACTTATTTTCGCTTGGTCCGAAAATTCCTTTCTAAACTGGTCGACAATATCGTTGGTGTAAATCTTCGCGTCCAATCCAATTGAATCATCCAAAATAAAATCGTAAAAATCTTTCGATGTCGATTGAATAAATCGTTTAATATTAACGTTTATCGATTCAGGTTTTATTAATCCAAATTTTAAGAATAAACGACAACAATTAATCATGTAATTATCAAAACGACTCCATTGTTCTGAATTCCACTCGTCAAAAAGTAACTTTCCAAACTCGTCTAAAGGCGTTCGATACTGGTTAAAATATTGGTATAATTCCACTTCGTGGCGTCGTCTATCATGTGACGAACCGGATCCGCTTAAAACATAATTAGTCGTAATTATAATTTTTGGCGATTTCTCGAACGGGATAAATATTTCATCTTTATTTTTTCGATTGACGCTTATTCCCTCAGTAATTATTGAAAACAAAGCCTCAAAGTTAAATTTCTTCTTTACATCATCGAACGCTAGGATTTGAGTGTCTAACCCAACACGCTGAAAAACGAACTCACCGCGAGCAGGATCGAACGACTTTCCATCGATAGTTACTGATTTTTTAAATTTTCCTAATGCTGTTAATAACAAGCTTTTTCCACTTCCTCCGTTTGGATCTCCCGTTGATATTTCTTGATCGTTAAAAATAATTGCCTTTTGATCTGTTTTTGATTTAAAAGAACTTATTAAATAACCGATAGTAGTTTCTAAAGTTTGAATTCTTTTGTTTTCATCCGCTGAAATCCTAGAAACAAATTTTTGAAAATCGTTTTCGTCTGATTCTGTAATAATATAATCACGGTCAATAATTTGATCCTTCCAAACATAAGCGTTACAATCTATATAATCTTTAAGAGTTGCCCCATCTTTTGTTACCTCAACCACTCCGTTTTGAAAATACAAATAAACAACCTCTTTTGTGTCGGACATCATTTTTAATTCTATCGAGTCCAGGAACGAAAGATATGTATCACTAAAATACTTTGTGGACGATGCGAGTACGTTCCAAATATCTAATTCAGATTTGTCGTAAAGGTAATTTAAAACAAAATCTTTTATTTTTGTTGCGGATGATGCTCGTACAATATTCTCGTCAATATTTATAAATAACGGAACTTCTGATTTCTCATCATTATAAAATTTATAGAATCCTTTCTTTTCTAAAAACAACTTAAATTGAACGTTATCTATAACGATTCGACTTCCTGTTTTCGTTTCGATTTCGTACCAAAATACAATCTCTTTTGAATTGTTTTTAATCGACTCGATAACTTCTTGGTCGGCTTGTGGAATTGCGTCCTTAATCTTTTCGATTGGGACGCCTTTATGTAATTGCGTCTCGATCTGTTTGTAAGTCTGCCGGTCCTCAAAGTATTTCGATCCATGACTCGCTCTATTTCGGTAAGCTGATTTGATTAGGTTAGTCACTTCGCTTTCGGGCATGGATCCCATTACAATTTGGGATAGTATTGTCGACTCTGCTACAAGTTGATCGATGCCGTAATCGTTAAAGGCCGACGCAAGTACAAAAAGGTTGTTATTTCGTTCACCTTCGATTAGTCCAAAATTATCGTTCCACCATTTCAAAAGGCGCGATATAATTTCGCTTGATTGCGTTAAAACGATTTGGGGCTCTCGTTCGGTGTATTGGTATCCTTCCTCTTCCGCTTTGTTTATGAAAAGCTTTGAATCGTAGTTAATGTAAATAGTTGGATCGTAAGACTCAAAACAAGCGCGGGAAATGTTTTTGCAAGACTTATCGAAATAATCCGATTCGAAATATTTTTCAAGACCTCTGAAATAGAGTTTATATTCTTCTTTGTCGCATTCCGGTATTTTAACCAACGCTTTTAATCCGTTGCCGCTTGGAGAGGTAAAAACGCTTAAAACATATTCATCTGATTCTAATTTTTTACGCCATTCTTTGAACGTCTTGTCGTCTTTGAAATCGTCGAAGTCCAAAGAACAAATTCCGGACGACTTGATTAATGAGTCGTCCTTACGCGCTGAGAATGTACCCGCAAACAAAATACATGGTAACGACTTTTTTAGTTCGTTTCGTTTTTCTTTATCTGACTCGTTTCTAATTTTTTCTAATAAAGCTTTAGAGGATCCGTTTTTAATCCTTCCAAGTATCTTTTCGATGCTAACCTGAAAGTCCCCCAATTTTGGATTAAAGAGGCTTTTGTAAACTGTGATTTGTGTTTCCTTCATGTTGTGTTTTTTAAAGTTGTGGTCGGCTAAAATATAAAATTAATTGTATCCGCCCATATCTTAAACCCTTTATTTTATTACTCTTATTTCTTCTTTGGGCTACTTGGCGGAGTAAACTAAGGAAAAATAAATAAATAATAAATAAGTAATAATAGAGAGAATAAGGGAGGTGCTTTTTACTGCCTAGTCGCCGAATAACCTTTTCCGTAGTGGTGTTTACATAGTCCTTTTGAAAAAACTTTGTTGTTGCAATTATTAACCATACACCTAATGTCCTTTATTTCGTATTTTCCTTGCATTTTAAGCATTCTTTCACACTCTTCGACCTTTTCCTTAAGATTCGGGTCAAAACCTCTTAGAGCGTCTTTAATTTTATTTTCTGAATGAATTGCGGTTGCGTGATCCTTTCCGAAATAACTTCCCACTTTTTGATACGAAAACCTAGTGTATTTGTAAAGTAAATACATTCCAATCTGTCTTGCTTGTACTATATCACGTCGTCTTGTTTTCGACATTATAGTTATTCGGTCTAATCTCGACACAGACGAAACAACTTCAATTATATCGTTTATGTTATAGATTATCATCGAATTATCATCGAAATAAACTTCCACTTCTTTTTCTATTTCTTTAATTAAGTCGCTAATTCCAAAAGTTTCGCCTTTCAGTTTGGAAGCCGCTCTCCATACCATCTTTTTATTTAACATTCTTCGTTGTGTTTTTTAATAAACTTGTAAGAGCATTTTTTACAAGTCGTTCCGTTGTGTTTTAACTTTACCCCGCAAAACTCGCAAAAGAATTGCGGGAATAAAGAAAGTTGAATTTTCGGGTTAGGTTTTTCGTTAGGCAATTCTAAAAAGTATCAGTTATTTTCGATTCGTATTCATCAAGTTTTTTAATGAATTTAGTTAGTCCCGTTTCGAAATCTTTCAAATCGTCTTTAATATCCTCGCGGTGAATTGTTACGATGTGAATCGGCCTAATCTCGAATCTTGGATCGAACGATACAAAATACATTGTTTCGATTGTTTCAGCCATTGCGAAATAATGGTAAACCTGATATTTGTATTCTGCGGGAACTCTATTTGTTCGAATGTATTCAACGTGTTTTTTAGTCGATGGACATTTAACCTCAACGCCTGCCATTGGGATATTCGCACCGTCTAAAATCAATCCGTCCGGTGAAAGGTGACAACCAGGTAATTTATCATTTGTTACTAATCCAAACGATTCGACTTTTAAATCTTGTCTATCCTCGAACTCAGCGATTGCGATTGGTTCAAGGTCAATCCCTCTTTGCATTGCTTCGTTTACAAAATTTTCTTCGATGTGGTCCGAATGTCTCTCGGCGATAAGTTCATCGA